TTACCGAAATAAATAATAGGTTATTAAGGGTGCAGGTAAAAACTACCAATAAAATGGGAAAGTTTATAGGTGGAAGAAATAAAGACAGAGAATACCAAAAATATATTTTCCATGTTAGGAGATTTGGCAAAGGAAATAGAAAGGCATATACCAACAGTGACGTAGATTTATTTGCCCTTGTTGCTATAGATGAAAATATAATATCCTATTTTAAACCAGAAGAAATTAGATATACTCTGCACCTAAGCTTAGATCAAATGCTGAAAAAAAACCTTGAAAGTATAAATTGGTAAAACAAAAAATGATAGCGAATGATAATAAATTTACCCCAGTGTATTAAATAAATGGCAAACCACGGACCAGAACAAGTAAAGAACATAGAGAGAGCGATCAAGGATGCAGTAGCCCTTGACCCTCTTGTTTCTAATTTGAAATTACAGGACTATTTATTCAAGCAGGGCTATAAAACATACGCCGGCAATCCGCTGGCTTGGCCCTTTATTGATAGGCTAAGAAAAAAGATAAGGCAGGAGCTGATCACGAAACTAGACCGGGCAGAACTGATACCTGACCTAGCAGAAGTCAACGAAAACAATAGGATAATACGGGAACGTTTGCTAAAGATAGCATTTTACAATCGGGAGCTAGCAGAAGCTGGCATGCCACCGCCAAGCTACGAAACCCAAATGGCAGCTCTAACTTACCTAGCTAAAATCAAAGTCGTAGAATTTGAAACCAAACTGCAGGTAGGCGTATATGCCAAATCATTGGAGGGGAAAAAAGACAAACTACCTGAAGCCCAGAGAAGCAAACTGCACCAAGTGCTTCGTAACTGGGGAATGCTCCCGGCGGAGGTAAGAGAAGCAGTGGGTATTAAAAAAGAGTCAAAACTAACACCAGATGAAAAAACGGCCAGAAAAAATAACGAGAAAAGAAAAGCCGACCTTGCCAAAAGGAAGCAGAATCAACGTATTGGGTCACCCAGTGACGCAAGAGGAAGCGAAGATAATCTGGGAGGCAACTGATACTAAGGAGGGGCGCATAGCATTGAGCTCGGTAAGCTATCAAGCCTTTATGTTTATTTATTTGTCGCACCACATACTGCTAGAGCCGGCAGATTTTCACGGGGAGCTTACAACTGAGCTACAATCAGGCGCTCAGTTTTTGTCGGTCATAGGCTTTAGAGGCTGCGCTAAAACAACAATGGCTTCGTTAGGGTTTATTTTATGGGCAGCAGTGACCAAACAGTATAGCTTTATTTTGAACGTAGGTGACACAGCAACTCAAGCCGCTATGAACATAGAAAACATAAGGCACGAGCTAGAAAACAACAAGCAAATGATTGCCGACTTTGGTGATATGTCAGTAGGCATAAGTAAAATAAGAAGCTGGACTCAAAGCAACCTATTGCTAAACAACGGCGTGCGTATTATGTCAAGGTCAAGAGGTCAAAAAGTTAGAGGCTTAAAACATCGAGCCGGACGTCCTGATTTGGTGGTAATAGACGACCCTGAGGAGCGGGAAAAAGTCCAGAAAAAAGAATACAGAGATAAAACCCAAGCATGGCTAGAGGGTGACGTGATCCCCGCAATCGAGGAATTCAAATCAAGGCTAATAATTATCGGCAACAAACTGCATATGGACGGTTTAATGATGCGGATAGCAAACGGCAAGATAGCGCCCGGACTATTCAAGACAATGGAGTTTCCGCTGATAGATGCAAACGGCAAATGCTTATGGCCCGGGAAGTTTCCAAATCAAGAGGCGCTAGACCGCCAGCAAAACAAGGTAGGACGAATAGCGTGGCTGAGAGAATACCTGCTCAAGGTAATACCACCTGACGGCCAAGACGTAAAAGAAGAATGGATACAGCGATACGACAAGATACCAGAGTCGCCAATCAAATCGGCAGTAGGTGTGGACTTAGCAATCAGTAAGAAAAGCACAGCTGACTACACGGCAATGGTGTCGGGGCTAGTAGCCTACTCAGAGGGCAGACCAAAGATTTATATTCAACCCAACCCAGTAAACGAGAGACTGTCGGCCCTTGAAACACAAAACAGAATGAAGCTATTGGCTCAGACCTTAAGGATTTATATGACTCCCGTGTTTTACGTAGAAGACGTAGCGTACCAGAGAGCAGCAGTGGAACTCGCTGAGGCTCAATTGCTAGCAGTGCAAGGCATACGCGCGGGAGGGGACAAGAGAGCGAGACTGGCGACCGTTGCCACGTTTATACAGAACGGGACAGTATTATTCCCTCAAAGCGGGTGCGAAGATTTAATAGCCCAGCTGGTAGGCTTCGGCGTCGAAGATCACGACGACTTAGTAGACAGCTTCGTATACCTAATTCTAGGGCTATCGCAAGAGGGTATGGAACTTCAAAAAGTAATTTTATTATAAAAACAAAATGCCAGAGCTACCGCCAATATCAAAAGACAAGCAGTGGGAAAACCTACGTAAGGCTTGTGAGTCAATAGGCTTCGGCCGAATGACAATAATAATAAAGGACGGACTACCAGTCAGTGGTGACTTGGCGGTCCAAAATTTTAAATTTGATAAGCGAATGGATGACGAGAATGAATTCAGGGTGCAGGCGCTTTACTAGTTATCCACAACCATATTCCCCGAACGGGTAAAATGGTATTTGTAAGAAAAGCAAAAAAGTGTTATAGTGAAATAACTAGACTATACGATACAATTTAAAAACCACTCGAGCCTGAGTGGGATAACCAAAGGGCTCATACTTTAACTGACGTGCATAAGTGCGGCAGATAGCGTATGAGCCTTTTAAATTAAACAAATGAGTTTGAAAAGCTGGTTAACAAAAACTTTAATTGACCAAGGCGTACTCAAGTCCGCTTTTACACCCGGACAACTTTCTGGTAGCTATAGCGACCCATTTTCTATTTGGAAAGGTGGCAAGAAAATAGACCCATCAAGAGCTATGAACGAATATCGTGGCTGGGTTTATGCTGCAGCCAGAGCCATAGCAGAGGTTATGGCGTCCATAGACTTTGAACTATACGAACAGAAAAAGGGCGGAGCGGAAAAGGTATTAGACCACGAAATACTAGACGTTTTATACGGCGCTAACCCATACCAAACGGGATATGAGCTAAGATTTAACATGGCCATCAATTTGATTATGGCCGGCAACGCCTATATTTTATTGGACGGAGTAGAAAACGCCACCCAAAAACCAAAAGCTCTTTACTTGCTACCAACTCAGCAAGTAAAAGTTATAAAAGGAAAATTCCCAGAACTAATAAGGGGCTATGTTTTTAGAAACGGCCCGGACACAATACCATATACCCCTGACCAGATACTTCACCTCAGACTTCCTGACCCATCAGACCCTGTAGAGGGCATCGGTGTCGTGCAGGCAATAGCCGAGTGGATAGACCTTGATAACCAAGCCACCACAGTCAACGCCGCCTTTTTTAGGAACGGTGCAAGGATTGGTGGGTTTTTGGAATCAGAGAATGCCACTACACCGGAGCAATTAAAATACCTAAAAGAATCGTTTGATGAGATTTATAAAGGTGCAGACGCAGCCTACAAGATAGCAGCCCTGCCAAAGGGTGCTAAATTTACCGAGGGTCAAGTCGGACCAAAGGACATCGACTACTCAGAGGGCAGTCGAGTGTTTAGGGATAGAATTTTAGCAGGCTTTAGAGTGCCGAAGACAATACTGGGAGCAGCCGAATCGGAAACCAACCGAGCAACAGCTGAAACCGCCGAGTATGTCTTTGCCAATAGGACAATAAAACCATTGATGGAATTATTGGTCACCCAACTAAATGAATTTTTTGTACCAAGATACAGCGACAAAGTATTCTTAAGCTACCAAGACCCAGTGCCAGTAGACAGAGCTCAACTGATGACTGAAATCACCGGTGCTATGGGTTCTCAGCCATATATTTCACACAACGAAGCTAGAGAGAAGCAATTCGGCCTGCCACCAATTACTAACGGTGACAACGTTATGGGCAACGCTATTCAATACCAGCCAATCGGCTCGGTGATAAAGAAGCACTCCGACTATCAATCAACTAAGTCAGATAAAAACGGACTAAAGACTAGAAGCTCGATAAACTACAAACGCAAGCAGGATATATCCTCCTTGATAGCCGAGAGAGCCGTAGAACTAGCCCAAGAGAACGAAAAACAAATCAAAGAGGCCAAAGCCTTAGCCCAAAAAAGCATTTTAACAATGAATGACGACCAGTATGAGGGCATATGGAAAGGAATGGTGGGTCGTGTCGAGCCTTTCGAAAAGAGAATGGCCGATATAGTCAAGAAATTCAACGATAAACAGATAGACGAGGTCATAAAAAACCTAAAAGACAAGACAAAAGCTGTAAAAAAGAGCGATATTTTTGACGAAAAAGAGTGGGTAAACATTATGGTAAACATGACCAGCCCGCTGATCAACCAACTTTATATCCAAGAACACAAAGAAGCCACTGAACTCATAGGCTTTGACGACGTCACCGGGCTGACACCCGAGGCTAAAAAAGCCCTACAGCACGGTATGGAGCTTATGGCTAGGTCATATAACGAAACCACATTGACCCTACTGGCCGAGAAAATAGCCCGAGGACTCGATGAGGGTATGGGTTTTGTAGAGCTACGCAATGAAATTACCGACATATACGAATTTTCAAACCAAGTAAGAGCCGGGCAAGTAGCTCGCTCAGAGGTCTTCAGGGCTGCTAATTACGCCACCAAGCAAGCGTGGAGGGATACTGGGGTAGTAAAGACCATAAAGTGGTATACCGCCGCAGACGAGCGCGTGTGCGACTTCTGTGACCCAATGCACGGCAAGGTGATAGACATAGAGGACAATTTCTTTGAAAAAGGGGATAGCGCAACTGGGAGCAACGGTAAAACTTTAGACCTAGACTACTCAGACGTCGGCGCTCCTCCACTTCACGCCAGCTGTAGGTGCTACACCAGACCAGAATCCATAGAGATAAAGTCGGTGGTCACAAAAGAAGCTGAGCCAGAAGTAAAACCAGTAGTGGCAAAAAAAGAAGACAGTATAGACTTAGCCGCTATTGATAAAAAACTAGATAAAATTTTAAACGATGACTAATGGAAAAGATAATCAACAAATTGATAGAAGCCGTCAGTCAGCTCAAGAAGAAAAACACCGAGCTAGCCGATCAGGTCAAACACAGTACTAGCATCGCAAGTAAGGCTGTTCAATTAGCCGTAATAGTAAAGCAACAAAACAACGAACTGAAGAATTTGTCAAGAAAGAATAAAGAGTTAGAAGCAAATGTAAGCACATTAAAAACAATCAAACACGAATACCCCAAAGAGGTAAAGATTAGTAACTTCCCTGCCGATAAAAAAGTGCAGGAGGTGCGAATCACAAACAAAGAGATTGAAAAGCCGAAGTGGCTACCTGAATTATTCGCTGACTTTTTCAAAGTTTACACTACTGTCCAAAGTAAAATCAGTGCAACCGTTGCCGAGCAAGCATTTGAGCTACTGTCAAAGCTATGGCGCGGGGGCATAGGGATAAGTTTCAAAGGACCGCAGCCATTTTACATAGTAGACGAGCATGGCGTAAAAATCAGAACAAAAGAATTGCTAAGCTCAATGCGGGGTGGCGGAGGTACTACGATTTATAGGAGTGGCGGTGGGCTTGCTGGCAAGGTTAAAATAAATGCTTTCAAGTTTGGCGACAACCCGACAAAATACGACGTAGATAATTCTGCGGTACAAATTTATGATAGCACCCTAGACCAGCAGGTGACGGGATTGATAATAACCAACTCAGTAGACGCCGGCGACCTGTATATTTACAGCACAAATGCAGTCACTACAACAAACTTTTTATTCAAACTGGGAGCAGGTGACGATAAACAACTAGCACTAGGATACGACGCCACTGGCAAATCAAGTTTATTCGCAATAAGGGCAGCCGCACAAACCAATGACGACGTGATAGTGACCAAACTTTATGAAGTATAACAATGTCAATACAGCAAATAGAATTAGTAGAACAAGAGTGTTATATAACCGTCCCTAGTCAGGGGACTGTGTACTGGATTCGTCCTTTTATAAACGCCGAGGGCCATAAAACCTTTAGGCTATCAGCAAAACTAGTGTCAGATGACCGCTTCAATTTCATTGGTGAGTTTGACCTGCAGGCCATATCAAACCAATTTAATGAATAAGCTATGTCAAGTACATATTTAGTAAGAAATGCGACTACCACCAACGTGGTGGGTACATCAGGGCAAACTGTGTCGCCTAACTTTATATACGGCAACACAATTTACTTCAACGCTTTTAGTCTACTGGCATCGGGATTGCTTGCTGGACTAATTGCTAGGGTAGTACTGAGGATTTATGTAGCAAGTATAGAGGGTACAAAAGCCTATCAGCCGTGGTGGGGTACAGACGGGAATAACTGGACGCCAACCCTGACAGCAGATGCAACCGACTTCGGGTCAACGCACGTAACGCAAGATGGGGAATTTCAACCACTAAGCACCGGATGGGTAGAAGTAGATCTGACGCTCAGTAACCTGAATTTGAACGGCGACAATTATCTGAGTATTAGCCCCGCAGAATTTAATGCCGGAACGAACGCAAACATAACAATAAATTCGTCCAACAACGCTAGTAATAAGCCACACCTGAGGTTTTATTTGAAAGGCGGTAGCGCGGTAGGACTCAGAACATTAGCAAGAAGACTAGGCAATCAATGGATACACTCCTCAGGCGGGGGAGGTGGAGGCTTCCTAGACTTTTACGGGATAACAGCAGACGGGTCTGTGACAAGAAGTGAAACAGTACCAATCGGCGATCCGCCAACACCACGGTCATAACAATAAATAATTTAAAAAAAGATAATTAATAAAATTATGCAAGATTTTTACAAGAAGCTGAGCAAAGAAATTGGCGAGGCTATAGACAAGAGCTTCAACTCACCGGAGTATAAAGCCATTAAAGATAGCATCGCAAAAGCTGAGCAAAACAATGAGGACGTCGGCAGTTTTAAAATTATAATTTCAACCGCCACACCCGACAGATCGAATGAAGTGGTAGTCCAAGAGGGTTTGGATATTACACGCTACATGCAGAACCCAATCGTATTATGGGCTCACGACTATGACGAATTGCCAATCGGTATCACTGAAAAATTAAGCCTAGAAAATGGCCAGTGGGTAGCCGAGGGTAAATTTGCCCCAGAGTCAGCCAACCCAATAGCTCAGCAAGTGCGTAGACTTTACGATTTGGGTATTCAAAGAGCTGCCTCAATCGGCTTTATTTGTAAAAACATAGTAAACGGTGACCCCGTTATGATAACAGAGTCAGAATTACTAGAGTGGTCATTTGTACCAGTGCCAGCCAACTCAGAAGCCTTGGCCTTAGCCAAAAAAATGAAGTTAGACATTGGCGACATGAGGAAAAAAGGGTTGTTTACTGAGGAAAAGAAAAAGCACATTTTGAAAATTAAAGATTTAGTAGTAGACACCAAAAAGAAAAAGCTAACCATAAAATATACGGACGGCAGAAGTAAGACTAGAGACTTGACCGGCACTTTATTGAAAACACTCAGTCAGGCAACTGCCTCACCAGAGGAAAAAGCCGTCAATATGCTTAAGGAAGCCATAGGACCAATACTAGCCAACCTGCAATCAGTTACTGACAACGCAATAGTAGAGGCTACCAAAGGAATTATGGAGGCCATAGTCGCAAACGTAAGCGACGAAAAAAATTTGAATTTATCAGAGAATGATAATAGCGCAGCTAACGGCGATCAAGCCGCAGGTAGCGAGTCCGGGGACACTACGAAAGTAGCGGACGAAAATAAAAGTCGAGAGTCGGGAGACGTTAAAGAAACTAAGGCTCAGTTAGATGAGTTTTATAGATCACGTGACGTCTTGCGTACTGTATCAACAGTTATCACTAATTCTCTTGCTGATTTGAACAAAAAAATCAAAGAGGGAAAGAGTGAGAAATAAGTAGTAACCAAAAATTCTATGGAAATTGAGAAATTTCAAGCAGAATTAAAGAAAACTGTAGAGGACGTCCTAGAGGCAAAACTCAAAACAGTCGTAGGTGAAGAGGCCGCCAAGACCGCCAAAATGGTAGTCGAAAAAATGGCCCAAGACCGTGTTAAACAAGGTTATGATATTAGTGGCCTTAGCGAAAAGCAAAAGGTTGACTTTGCTGTAGCAGTCAAAGAGATTGCTGGCGGTAATTTTAACAACATTAATATCAAAGCCAACGAAGCATTGGTCGAGGAACAAGATAACCGTGGTGGTTATTTAGTGAGCAGAGAAGTAGCTAACGCTATTATCCGCATCGCCGCTTCCGTCGGTTTAGCCATGAGTCAAGCACAAACTTGGCCAATGTCTACCGATGAGCTAGGTATCCCAACCTACACTGGCAGCTTTCTATCAGGTGAATACTTGGGTTTTGATGCAGCCGGCAGCTTAACAGCTGTGACCTTTGGGTCAGCAAATTTGATTATCAAGAAGTGGCAATTAGCCTTCGCTATTGGTAACGATTTGCTTCAGGATGCCAGCCCAAGATTAGCCGACTGGTTATTGTCTTTGGCTGGTGAGGCTTTGGCTAACATGGTTGACCAACAAGTCTTCGCCGGTACTGGCGCTCCATTCGTGGGTCTTTTGAACCACGACGGAGTGACCGTGATGACCCTAGCAAGTGGAAAAGATACATTTGCCGAATATGCCGTTATGGCCGATTCGTCAGCTGCTATCGGTTCAGTAGAAGAGTCCGTCCTAGACGGCGCTGCTTTCTACATGCACCGCACCGTTTGGGCTTCATTGCGCACCCAGTATGACACTGCTGGTAACCCTATCTTACAAAACGCTGGAGCTCCAACTGCAGCCATCTTGGTAAACAATCCAACTGGCGGCGGCGTGAAACCAGCCGGTGAGATTTTGGGCTTCCCAGTGTTCACCACTAGACACATGCCAGCTTTGTCAGCTACTGCAGTTTCAACCAAATTTATTATTTTCGGTAACCTAAAAGCAGTCGCTTTCGGTGAACGAGGTGAATTCAGAGTAGACGAATTCAAATCTGGTACATTTGGTGGAAAAGAAATTGCCCTAGCAGATCAAAGAGCCTTGGTCTATAAACACAGACATGCCATCGTTGTGGCTTTGCCTGCTGCCTTTGTAGCCATCAAGACTGCTGCAAGCTAGTAATAGTTTATTAACTGGCCAGTCTATCCCGGCTGGCCAGAATATAAATTAATTTATTAACCCCAAAACAATGGAAAATGAAAAAGTGGACAAATTTTTCTACAAGGTTTTGAAACCAATCGCCTATATGGGCTCACGATTTGAAACTGGTAGTTTTTTGAAAATGACAGAGGCTGATGCCGAAAACATTGGAAAAGACTACGTGGTCAAAGAAGAGCCTACAGAAGACGACCTAGCCGGACCAGAGGAAAGTCAGATTTTGACTGGCGAGTACAAAGAGGACGACGAGGATTTGGTAGAAGAGCCAAAGAAAAAGGGTAAAAGGAAAAAATAGCCCTAATTAATTAATAACTGTCCCTAGCCTCCTGTGACGGGAGGCATAGGCCGAAATAGGGTTCGTCCGAACCGGGACACACGAAAGGAATAAATATATGCGAAGTGTATATGATGCAATCAAAGTATTGAGCTCCTTGATACCAGCAGTAAGAACTGCTAGTGCCAATGGAACTGGCGTCGATACCAAAGGCTACAATTCTGCCATGGCAGTAATTAACGCCGGCGACATCGATTTGACCACGACAGATGAAACCTACGCCTTTAAGATTCAAGATAGTGCTGATAACAGCTCCTTTGCCGACGTTACTGGTCTAACCACCGCTGTAACCGCCGACAATGACGTCAAACTTATCAGAATCGCTGGCTTAGCTACCCCAACAATTCGTCGCTACGTCAGAGTGGTTGCTACCTTAGGTGGTACAACTCCAAGCTGGCCGGGTTCAGCTTTGATTTTGTTAGGCAATGCCTACACCGAACCAGTAAACTAATTAATTTTTGGTCGTGTGTCTCAAGAAAGTCTTGAGACACTTAACGAGCAATTAATTCAAAACAATGGCAGAATCATTACCAACATATGCTCTGACTACAGTGGCCAGAGTAAAAGACAGACTAGCAATAACAACAGCGGGACACGACGCACTCCTCCTCCGCTTAGTTTTGTCAGCTACTGATTTTATAGAGGGTCAATGCAACCGCAGATTCAAAGCAACGGACTACACCGAGCTTCATAGCTTCGAGAAATCAAACAACCGGCGAATTTTCGCCAAGCACCCACCGATAAATACCCTAACAAAAATAGAATCTAGGACGGGTACGGTGAATTCACCGAACTATGTAGACATTCCAGCGACTGACTATATCAAGGACGAGGACGGCAAGTCGGGGATTATAACGGTAGAGGGTGGCTGGCTATATAAAGGACCAAACACGGTACGAGTGACCTATAACGGTGGATACCTGATAGACTTTGCCAATTTTGGCAGCGCCACACACACGCTACCTGCCGATATAAGCGAATTGTGCGAGAGGTTGGTAGTAAGTGCCTTTAAACGCAGAGAAGCCGAGGGTAAGGACACAGAGAGCTCAGGCGGAGGCACAATAACGTGGTCAAAGGAGTTAAGAGCCGAAGATAAAATGACATTAGCCCGCCACACGATAACAAGATTTTATTAAAAAGAAATGGCTGAAGTAATAAGCATAGACGCTAGCGCGGTAAAGAAGCTGGAAGCAGGGCTAAAAAAAGCACCAGAGCGAGTGACCAGCCTATTAAGCCAAACAATAGATGCGTCAATGGCAATACTAGCCAAGCACACGTTAAAAGATAACCCAGTACCGTACCAGCATGGCTTTTTACTAGCGAGCTTCCGCTTTCAAAAGCTGTCAGCATTCTCAGCCCGCTGGTATCCGACAGTAAAGTATGCGGGATACGTTGATCAAGGCACTGCGTGGATAAAGCCAAGACACTATATGCAAGCGATAGCCCAAAACGCAGAGCAAGACATTCAAAAATTATTTAATAGCACAGCCGATAAAATTTCAAACGAAGTACTAAAATGAGCATAGCAGGAAACGTAAAAACAAGAATAAAGTCAAACCTCGACGCTTTAGTATCAGGCGGTAATTTAGGGCAGGTTATTATGTCGGACTTTAACAAGAAGTCCATATGGGAGTATGACATCAGCACCTACCCTGCGGCCATTATTTCAACGCCGGGCATACCAGAATCAGTGGGCAAAACAAACGGACAGAACCTAAGAACCTACGAATTTGAAATTATAGTGGTAGAAAAAGGGGAAAATATAGACGACACGTCACAAATCGAGGATTTGATGGAGGTTATAGCAAACAAGTTTGATAACGACCCAACACTGGGAGGCGTAGCGTGCGGAGCGGTAGATCCCGTAGTAACGCCAGCCATGGCACTATCAAACGAGGACAAGACGTTCGTAGTATTTTCGGTGATAATTAGGGCCAAGGTTATGATAGAGCTAACATTTTAAACAATAAAAATATGCAAAGCAAAGGACACAATAAGCAAATGACCGGCGAAGAACCAACTACAAAGGTCAAAAATCAGTACTTTTTCCCCGGCGGTGGCGAGTATATACCACAAAATGTCGAAGCCGAGAGCCTAGATGAGGCTCAAAAAGAGTACGAAAAAACAAGAAAACCTTATAATAAACTAAAATAACAACATTATGGCAAAAGGAATAGGTAGATTAATAACGGTCGGCATTGCCAAAGAGACCACTCGTGGCACTGCTATAGCCGCGCCTCTATACAATTTGAACGTAGACGAGGCGGAATTCGACGAAAAGCAAGAAAAGGTCATTAAAGAGCAAAACTTTGGAGTAATAGAGGACTCCATAGCAGTAGAGACCGTTAAAGAGTGGGCAGAGGGGTCAATTGGTGGCCCAGTGGGCTCAGACGCTATAGGCTTAATTTTATACTCAGCCTTTGGTACTTTAGCAACCACAGACAATGTCGACTCAAACGTCGCTGTCAAAGACCACACATTCACAATTGCTCAAAGCGCTACCCACCAGTCGCTCACATTATTTGTAGACGACCCGTTAGCTGCTCAGGACTACAAGTACGCCTTGGGCGTAGTTTCAAATTTGAGCATTGAGTATTTAACCGGTGAGTACGTCAAATACTCCGCTGACGTTTTGGCTAAAAAAGGTGCAACTGCAACCCTAACGCCAACCAGAGCAGCAGAGACCTGTTTCCGTGCCAAACACGTGACATTCAAAAAAGCCTCAGCCTTAGCAGGACTAGATGCCGCTTCCGCTTTATTGATTAGGTCATTCAAATTGAATATCGAAAAGAACGTAGAGGCTGAATACAACCTCTCAAGCAATGAGCCTGCCGACTTTTTAAATAAACAAGTCACGGTTACCGGTGAAATCGAAGCTATCTGGCAAAATGAGTCAGACTTCAAGACCGCCTTTATTGCCGGCACAGAGCAAGCGTTCAGAATCGACATGAAAAATACTGACGTCACAATCGGTGCGTCAGCAAGTCCAGAATTAAAGATTGATATGGCAAAATGTATTATCACAGAAGTGTCAAAACCAATCACAAATAACGATTTGATGATGCAAACAGTATCGTTCAAAGCCGTATATTCTACCGCAGATACATCGATGATCCGTGCAGTTTTAACAAATATAGTGGCCTCTTACTAGACCAAGTTATGCACTCCTCCGTCCCCTCCTCCGCAAAATCACTTTTTGAAACCTCAATAAAATCAAGCATTTCTTTGCGAAATGACGCACACTTGACGAGAGGGGAGTGAGGGGACTACAATTAAGGAATGAAAAACTGTAAACGATGCGAAAAAAAATTAGTCGGGAAGCAAACTTCTTACTGCAGCCCAAGGTGCTCAAGGCTACACTTGAAATCATTATATCGAAAAAGGTATAGGGATAGGATCAACGAATACAATAAAGCCAATAGAAAATTAGGTATTCATGGTCACCCCTCTACTAATAAAACGATAAATGAGTTTAGGCAACGCAATAATTTGTGTGCTAAATGTGGGACAACGGATAATTTAAACGTCTGCCACATTAAACCCAGAAAGTCGGGTGGAAAAAATAAAGATAATTTGATAGTCCTCTGCCAAAAACACCACTATCAATTTGATCACATCCTAGAGAACTTCTGGGGTATAGGTAAAATAAATAATTAGTAACGAAAAAAATATGCCAGTACTAAAAGATTTTAGAGAGACAAAGACCATACAGTTAAAAACTGTAGAGGACGGTGAAGCAACAATAGTGAGGGAGTTTCTAGCCGCAGACTTAGAAAAAATGGCTCAGGGTGAGGGCGGTAATAAAAAGATTTGTATGCCTTTCACCTTGATCATAAAGGCGTGGAATTTAACCGATGAAAACGGAGTAGTCCTCCCAATCAACGAAGAAAATGTCGGCAAGCTCTGCTATGCTGACGTTAAGGCTATTCAAGCAGAGCTAGACTTAAAGGATTTTTTAGGCAATCCGGCCGCCGATATGAACAGCACAAAGCAATAATTTGTTTAGAGATGGGCTGGACAGAGCAGGAATTCCTAAGTCAGCGTTCAGACTTTTTGGATCACATAACAAAAATAATAAATAAACGCAACAAGAACAATGGCAAGTAGCACTACTGAAATAATAATACAAGCAGTAGATAAGGCCAGTAAGGTATTTGACGAGATTGGTGGTAAGGCTGGGAGCATGGCAAAAGATTTTGCCCCAGCAGCCGATGCATCGAAAAAACTAGGACTCGCCTTTTTAGGTGTCGGTACAGCCGCCGCTGCCTTTGGTGCTTTGACTGTAAA